CATATTCTTTCTTGCACTGTTCATCTAATGAAACACGCTCTAGCAAACCTCACATTGGCCGACTTGCAAGCTCGCATTGCATCGCCGCACATTAACGTCCGACAACGTGAAGCCGCACTTGATGAAATTGCAAAGCGCCCAATTAAACACTTGACACGCGCCGTTGATTGTAATAACCTTATTAAATCGTCAACCTCAGATTAGGAGTTATCCTCATGCGTTATTCCTTATATGCCACGTTCAAGTGCCCGAACATTGCCCCGCTTGCAATCGTCACTACCTCCGCACGCTCTGCGGTAAGACACCGCGCCGCCATGATGCGTGACCCCCGTGTTCAATTCTGGAATTGCAAGCGCCTCAACTAAGCCGTAACCTACAATCATGTTAATTAGATGGGGGGTACTGTCCCCCCATTTTTTCGGGTCCCATCCTGCGTATAAAATGTCCAACTCTGTCCCACCCACAAAAAAATTAAAATAAATACGGTGTTGCCGCCAGCTTTAATTGCAAGCATAAAATGTAGAAGTTTCATGAAAATTTCACTTTGAGGTATTGCAATTTGTGAATGGAATTAGTATAATTGCAGTATAAAAAGGCCAAAAAGGCTTGGGAGTTTAGTTATGTCAAACGAGGAATTGCTTGAACGCATTGCAAATCTATTTGTGGCAGAAACGCCGGTGGCGCAAATTGCAATGGTCACTGGTTTAGAAATTGCAGAAGTTACGCAACTAAAAGAAACACCAGAGTGCAAACGCCAAATTGCCATAATAATGGCGGAGAATATTGAAGATGCACAAAATCTTAATTCTGGCTGGGATGCTGTTGAAACTACGGCAATTGGTATTGTCATTGATAATCTTAAATGGAATAAAGATCCACGATTTGCGCTTGCAGCTGCGGCTCAAGCTAACAAAGCGGTACGCCGAGGCAGAGCGGGCAATCATGCGCTTAATGCAACGAATGAGGTACGCGCCGTTATCAATCTGCAAATGAACTTCATTGACCATTTGCAAAAAGCTACGCATACAACTTCAAACACAACTGTGGAACTTGAGCGTAAAATGGTAGATTGCATGGAGCCTGCAAAAATCGAAAAGCTACTTGAAGGCCCTGAAAAGCAAACTGAAGATGCAGACAACATACTACCTGGTTTTGAAATGGCAGCTATGCTAAATGGAACTTGATAAATCAACATTGCTAACACCAGTTCAAGTTAACATTAACGATGTGCTTTATAAACTAGAGCATGACGCTGAATTCTTTATTCATTTCTTTCTAGGCGAGGAACTAACTAAAGCGGTTCCTGAGTTCCATAAGACAATCTTCAAATTAATGACACACGCTGATGTACCACAATTTGTGTGCGCAATTCCACGAGATCATGCAAAGACTACATTAGCTAAACTTGCATGTGTATGGTATTTCTTATTTAGTAAATTCCGGTTCATTATATATGTATCCAACACATCGCCGATTGCTGGCGCCGCTTGTTTAGACATTATTGCATTTATTGAAAGTGACAACTTTAAAAGTATCTTTGGAACGCCCTTATTTGATATTCGTCGTGAAGGCGATGGCATTTATAAATTCCGCATTGGTGACAAACTGTGTATCCTTCGTGCCGCAGGTGCCGGTGTTCAAGTACGCGGAATTAACATTGACAACCAACGGCCACAACTCGCAATTATTGACGATTTGGAAGACAACGACAATATTGCAACCGACCATTTATTCATGAAATTGAAACGCTGGTTCTACGGGCCTTTTAATAAATGCCTTGACAAGTTTGACAACAAGAAAATCCACTTAGGCAATATGATCTCCAACCGCACCATGTTGCGCGAACATTGCGAGTCACCATACTGGCACTCAATGCGTTATGGCGCGCTGCTTTCAAATGGTGAAGCTTTGTGGCCTGACGCGTGGCCGCTTGAAAAACTACGCGCAGACTTCCAACAATATCGCGAGGCCGGTTTAATCGACGTTTGGTTCGCCGAAATGATGAACTTGCCAATGGCTGGTGGTTCTGGTTTAATCAAGGCTGAAGAAATAACTTATAAACCAATACTCTACCCCGGCATTATGGAATTCGGTTTCATTACAATTGATCCTGCAATTTCTGATAAATCATGGGCGCATAAAGCCGCTCTTGTAGTTCACGGTTTTTACGATGGCACTTGGCAAATTGTCGATTACATTACACGTACTGGACTTGACCCTATTCAACTATTTGAAGAATGTATGAAACTTGCATTTGAGTGGCAGATCAACGTAGTTGGTATTGAGGACGTGGCCTATCAGGCCTCAATAAAACATATGTTTAACTATCTATGTGAAGAACGCAATATTGAAGGCATGGAATTTGTACCACTGTCTGCGTCTGGAAAGAAAACCCACAGACTTGCTTCTTGGGCTGCAATGCTTAAAACAGGTGACTACGCTTTAAACGAGAACGACTTTCTTACTGCTGAACAACTTTTAATGTATAACCCTCGTGAAAAAGACAATGAGGACGATTTAATTGACGCCTGCGCTTATGGGCCACAGATGATTGATAATTATTTAAACGAGATAACAAACGTATTTACAATACGTCCTGAGGGCAAGCCGATGACATCATATCAACTATCTCAAGTGTAGGACAAACAACATGGCTAAAAATCCGACTAAGATTGCTTTTCAAAGTGGTGTTGCAATTACTGAGGCACAGCATAAAAAGCTGGTTACTCACGTTAATGATCGCCTTACTTTTTCAAATGACATTCGCGCAAAGTTTGTCGAAGCAATCACAGAAATTGATAAAGAGTTGGCAGGGTATCTTATACTTGATGCTGAAGATAAAAAGCGCCAGAAGGACAATCGTGCTGGTAAAGGGCCGAAACCAACTGACGTCAATTTGCAACTTACTGCAACTCAGCTAGATGAGGCTGTTACTTATTTGCTAAATGTTATGGCGCCGGATAGCGGCATCTACGGCGCCATTGCAGATAAGGATAAGCAGGCAATTGGCAACGCGTTTGCGCGCACAATGAACAAACATGCTGATGATTTCAATCATTATGGCGCTATGGACAAAGCGTTCTTGAATATGATGAAATACAATCTTGGTGGGTTTCTAATTGAATGGGCTTCGATTAAGGGCAACGTTGTTACAAATACTGAAGCAGGTACTGCGCAGCTTGAAGCCGCTGTTATATTTCAAGGTAACGATGTTGTTGCAATTGATATGTACAATGTCTTATGGGATGTTGCGGTCCATCCTACTGAGATTTATATAAAAGGCGAATACTTTGCAACAGTTGAAAAGGTCACACCATTTAGACTTAAAAAGATGCAAGCTGATGGCGAGATTTCCGGCATTAATCGTGTTGAAGCTAAACAGCAAGCCGAATTCAAATATTACAAAGAGAAACCCAATACACGGGGAAGTGTCGGTTCTGGCGGAAGTACCACAGATTGGGTTTCAACGCTGTCTGCTGGTGCAAGTAAAGAACTAGGTATTGGGTATGAGCGTGTAAACTTCTATTGTTGGCTTGTACCAAAAGACTTTGGATTAGGCAAAGCCAGCACACTTAGTATCTGGCGTTTAACGATGATTGCAGATGAAATTGTCGATGCAAAGCAAATGGAAAATGCCCATAGTTGGCTGCCATGTGCCTTCGGTATGCCAATTGATGATATGCACCTGTTTGAAACTAAGACTTATGCAGAGCGTTTAATGCCGTTGCAGCGTTTCATTAGTTTCAAACTGAACGTGCATCAACGCTCTGATCGCAAACGCTTAACCGGTGTTACAGTTTATGACGCGCGTGTTATACCATTGGGTGAACAATCTGCCGAAGATTTGGCAGGCGGTTCAATTCCTGCAAAGCCGGTAGGCCAAGATCGTGATTTGCGCAAATCGGTACTACAATTGAATGATGCGCCGGATACCACAAATACAATGCGTGATATTGACTCTGCCGAAGGGCTTATGCAGAAGATACTTCCAACTGAGGCCGCAAAACAGATTGCATCTTTAGAGCGCGCCACGCAGTATCAAGCTGCGGCAACCGTGCAATCGTCCAATAGGCGCAATCAGAAGATCGCAAAAGTTATCAACGCCCAAGCCATGTGGCCTTTGCGCATGATACAGCTTTACAATATCTTCCAGTTCCAGCCTTCAATTGAAATCTACAATGAAGAAACGCGAAAGAATGAAGACATTCAGCCTGAACAGTTCCGTTCCGCAAATATTCAATTTGCAATATCCGATGGGCTAAAAGGAACTGACCGCCTTCTAATTGTAGAGTCAATGCGCGATGTTATTAATATGATGCTGCAGTCTCAAGTTGCGCAGGAACGCATTGACGTAGTTAAAGTCATTGACTACTGGACAAATTTAATTGGTGACAAGACTGACTTTAGTAGTTTCGCTTTTGAGTCACCATTGGACGCTTTAAGCCCCGAACAAAAAGATTTGGCTATGAAGCTATTACAGCAATACGCGCAATCACAAGGAGGTACGGAAGATGCTGCTTGAACAATACACAAAAATGTCGCGGGATAGAAAGCAACTATTAGTCGACGTTGCGGCCAATCCCATTTTTCGTGAGATGATTGTAAATGAAATCTCCGAAACTAAAGATGATCTGGTAAGCACCGATGTTGTGGGCTTAAGCCCTGATGGTGTTTATAATGAGATCGTACCTTTGCAAATACGTTTGCATGAACTTGAGTCATTGGGTGAATTGTTTGCTCAAATACTCGCCGATTTTACACACAAAACCCAAGAGAGTGAGGAATAATCCAAATGTTAAAAATCAATCTAAAAAACCGTGGTATGTATCGTGACGTCCCGAATGAAGGCGCTGGTGGGGGCAGCGCCGAATTGCCAAAACCTGGCGCGGATGGCAATTCAGATACTGGAGATTTCAACAAAAATGACGTTGAAGATTTCAGTGATATGTGGCAGAATAAACCTGAAGATAATGACGATGCCGGCACTAATGCAAATGTAAATGCAAACGGTGGCGCTGCATCTAGAACTTCAGAAGAAGTGTTGCAGGAACATATTGCAACACTGGATTTCGGCAAAGGCATTGATATGCAGGCTATTATGAACGATGTGCAGAATGGCGATATGTCCAGTATGCAGAAAGCTTTCACCCAGATTGGTAGCCAGGCTTACACGGCCACGCTTACAGATGCAAATCGCTTAATGCAGTCTAAAATTAACGACGCTGTTACAGCTGCTGTTGAAAAAGCCGGCGTTAATTACAAAGGCGATAAACTCACGGATGCAATGCATACAGCTTTGCCATTTACAAAAGATCCTGCAATGTCACCCGTTGCTCGTGGCATTCTCGGTCAGTTTCTCAAGAAGGGGCTTTCTGACGAAGAAGCCCTTAACAAGACCAAAGCGTATTTTAAGAACTTCGCTTTGAAATCTGCGAAAGACCTTGGCGTAAATGCTGGTTCTTCGCGTCCCGGTTCAGGTCAATTCAATCAGGGTGCTGGTGGCATTGATACTGGCGAAGATGATGCAGACGAGATCGATTGGGTCAGTGCATTATCTGGTAAATAAGTAACGTCGTTTTGAACAAGGAAAAAGACTATGGCAGTTAAAGGTGTATTCGCCAGTGATTCCGGCATTGTCGGTAATCGCAAAGGTGACTTCGCCAGTGGTTTGTTACAAACTCAGCCCACTGGCACCGCGGCGCTTCTTGCGCTCACAGCTGGAATGGAAAGTGTTGATGTGTCTAACACGGTTATTACGTGGTTTGAAGAAAACCATAATACTGGCCGTGTAAGTGCAACCAACGCTGCCGGAACCGGTACAAGTGTTATCGTCGATGATGCAAGTTCCATTGTCGCTGGTACAATTTACATGGTTGAAGCTTCTGGTGAATTTATGCTGGTTACGGCAGTTGCCAGTTCCACGCTCACAGTTGAACGTGGGTTTGCCAATACAACCACTACAACGTTCGATGGTTCTAGTACGCCGGTTCCCATTCAGCGAATTGGTACAACGCACGAAGAAGGCAGCGCAAAGCCGACGGCTGTTGCCAATATTGGTGCGCCGCGTTTCAACTATATGCAGATCTTCCGCAATGCTTGGGATGTTACCGGCACGGCTCGTAAAGTTGAATACTACACGGGCGATTTGGTTGCAAAGAACCGCAAAGACGGTGCAACATTCCACGCTGAAGATATTGAGCGCTCTCTGATTTTTGGCCGCCTGTCAATCGGTGTCCGAAACGCTCAACCGTATCGGACGATGGACGGCTTGCTTGCCCAGATCACCACGAACGTGACAACGCAATCTACTAAAACTTCCTATGATGAAGTGGACGCGTTTCTTATGGACGTGTTTGCGAAAAACATCAAAGGCAAGCCCAACGAACGCATTGCGTATTGCGGCAACACTGTTATCAAAGTATTGAACCAGATTGCCCAGCATCATGGTGTAATCGACATCGTGCCTGGTCAGACTGAATTCGGCCTGAAGGTCAACAAGTGGCTGACGCCTTACGGCGATATTTCGCTTATGACTCACCCGTTGATGAACGAGTCCCCGTTGTGGACGAAAGACTTGTATGTTTTGCATCCCGGCGCAATCCGTGTCAGGTATCTTCGCCGCACTATGGAAGACTCCTATGACAAAGACGGAACTCGTGCAGGCGCCGATGCTGATTATGGCGTTTACACAACGGAACTTTCGTGCGAGTACCGCGCGGAAGCCACTGGCGGCAAATATACTGGCATTGACACTGCCGGTACGTTTACGTTGACTACCTAATTTCCTCCCTCACACAACTAGGCCGGAGATATTGCAAAGTATCTCCGGCCCCTTTTAGGTTATTTTAAAAGGAGAGGAAAACCAATGACCAAAGAACCTGAAATAAAAGAAACAATCTACGCATCACGTGATGCCCCAAGTCTGACTTTTGATAAACAGAAGTTCATGAACGGCACATTCAAATCAACTGATGAAGTCCTGATTGCACGCTGGGATGAGCTTATTGCAACTAAGCCTGCGGTCAGCCAACTGATCTACAAGATTGATCGTGAAGCTGCACTTAAAGTTGCCGAAGCGTACAAAGCCAAGATGTTGCAGGCCGGGGTTAAAGGCTCCATGAGTTCTTCAGATTTGAAAGCTATGGAAGCCAAGACTGGTTCGCAGGAATTGGCCAAAGTGCAAGCCAACCCGCTGACCGAGCCTGTAATTCCTAAGAAGGATTTGCTTGTGACGGAAGAAGGTAAAGCCGAGCATCATGATGATGGTGGCTTTATTCCTGACGTTGTGGCTGAGGCTCCAATTGACAATTCAACTGACGCCAAGGCTACACTCAATATACTTGGTAAGAAAGACAAGTAAATGTTCTCGGAACTGGTTGACGAAGTAGCTACACTTTCTGGCAAGCCTAATCGGAAAGCCGATATTGCGCGCTATTTGAATGCGACAATACGTGAGTGTTGCGTTCTGCAATTGTGGTGGCGCGACATGGTTGAAGACCAATTGACTGTTACAGTTGTGCCACAAACCTTAGATCGCCCTTCGCTGCTTCGTCAATTCAGAACCGTTAATTACAATGCGGATGTATACCCAAGGTTTATTGAACCTGGGCGTAAGCAAGCTGAATTTGATTATTACTATTATGCTTCAACTACATATTATGTGTTTGCTGGTTGTGCGGTTGGCGATACACTCAATTACGCTTATTATGTTAATGCAGCTTATTTGAATTATTATAATGCAGCAACTGGAAACGAGCGCCCCGCAGTTTATGATAAAATTGCAGAAACTTGGAGCTATTGGGACGGCGCCACTTATGTTGCAAATCTTGCTACAACCGTGTTAGATGATGCGGCCCGCGATAAAGTTACCAATTGGCTTATTACTGATTGGAGTAACCTTTTACTAGAAGGCGCGCTTGCTAAATTGTTTAAATCAACTGAAGATAAACGGGCAGGGCAAAGTTACGCTTTGTATAAAAGCCAACAAAAAGACCTAGAAAAGGGCGAGCAGTTTGCGTCCGCTGGGGCATAAAGGGTTTAAAATTATGACAGAACTTGATCAAATTTCTGTAATGCTTGGCGGATTGAAAGCTGATATGAAGGCTTCGCAACGCCAGCGTGCTGAATTGTTTACGCAAATGGGCGCTTTAAATAAGACAATGGCGTCTATGACTTCAGTTGTGGATACGGTCAATGCCCAGCAATTGGAAAATGCTCAAGATATTAAAAAACTAAATGCTTTGAAACATAAAGTTCTGGGGATTGTAACTGTAGTTCCCGGAGTTGTCGGCGGTGCAGTTGCGTACGCTTATAAATATCTGCATGGGGGGCAGTAATGTCACATAACATTGCGGGGATAGATTTAACTCCACCTACCACTTCTGGATTGTCGCGTCAATTCTTGCTTTGGCTTATAAATAATTTCTCCAGAATAAGAGAGTTTGTTACAACCGCAATCAACGGCGCAATGTATTTCAGCACGCCAACGGCAACTGTGATTGCCGTTGCTGGTACGTGGGTTAAGCTCGCAGGGACTACCACTATTGTTGATAGCCCGCGAGGCGTTTCAATGTCGGCGAATAATCGCTGGCTTGCAACTGCTCATGATGAACAGCACGTCGAAGTCAAATGTGTGTTGACATTTGACTCTAGCGGTAATAACCAAGTTATTGAATTTGCAATATTTAAAAATGGCATTGTCGTTCCAGGCTCAACTACTGAAACTAAATTAAAAGCATCTGGTGATGTGCAACAAGTTACAGTTTTAGCTGATATAGATATTGAAGTTGGCGATTATTTGGAAATTTGGACAGCCAATGAAACGTCTACTGCATCTGTTACAGTTTCGTATGGGCAGTTCCACGTTACAGCCCACTTACATTAGGAGGCTCACATGGTTCTACCGTTTCTTATCCCCGGTGCAATAGCGCTTGTGAAAGAGTTTGCACCTTCTTTAATTCGCAGTTTAGCAGGAGATAACGCCGGTGACATTGCTGAAAAAGTTGTTAACTTGGGTGCAGAACTTACGGGCGAAACCGACACAGCCAAAGCTGCCCTTGCGTTGCGTAACAATCCGGAACTTGCTGTGCAGTTTCAAACGCGTATGGCAGAAATTGAGCTTGAATATGCAAAGCTGGATTTAAAGAATACACAAGGCGCACGCGCTCGTGACGTGGCATTGCATAAAGTCGGCTATAAAAACACGCGTGCAGACCTAATGATTGCTGTTGCTTTTATTAGTCTATGCTTTGTTACATGGTTAATTTATCAGGGACGTCTGGATATTCCTGATGGTATTTTAGCCATTTTCAATATGATGGTCGGTATGCTACTTAAAATGTTGTCTGATGCTTTTAACTTTGAATTTGGTTCCTCACGTGGTTCGAAGGAGAAAAGTATTAAACATGGGGAGCACAGCTAATGCGCGGCGAATATGTACTGTATCCTGGAACTCCGCAGGAAATAACCCTGCCAAATATGCTAACTGACGAGGGTGAAGAATTCTTTCTCAAGATGATTTGCCAAGACGACCAGTCGAAAGTTGCAGGCGCGGGTAATTTCTATATAGGATTGTGCGCTGATACGCCAGCTGAAAGTTCTACGCTTGTAGGATTGACTGGCGAACCCGGAGCGACTGGTAGTTATGCCAGACAGCCGATTACGCGGGATGCAACCGGTTGGCCTGTAGTAGCTGCGGTTTCAGGAACGTTCCGCGCGCAAACAGCGAATGTTACATTCCAGCCAGTCAGCGTCAGTTATGATACTGCAATTGACCGGCTGTTTCTTTGCAATGTGCTATCGGGCGCCGGTGTCTTATTTTCAATGAGTGGCGCAATGGCAGCGCCAATTATTGTATCGGTTGCAGTGCCTCTTGTGGCTCAGTATAATTTGTATCTGGATTAACTATGGCTAAACTCGACCGTGTAGTTTCAGTTAAAGGTTTAATCCCGGCCTTGGATAGGCGCCAAGTTGCTGATCCTTTTGTTATGGATGGCGAGAACTTTCTTGTGGACGCCGAAGGTCCATACAGCGCATTTGGTGGTGAGCTGTTAGTCAATAAACCCATGGGTGAGTTCCTCGGTTGTCAAACTTTCCACGTTGAAAACAATACGGTTGTTGCTACGAAAAGCGCATTTATGGTGTTTGACACAACTTCATTGCGTTTTTATCCAATATTTACATTTACAGCATTGACTGATAATTGGGTTTGGTCAATGGCCAAAGTTGGAGGTTCTTATTATTTTGCGCATAAAGGTGCAAACTTAATTGCGTACAATCCACTTACGCTTACATGGACCAATATTACAACTAATGTGCCGACAAGCCCGCGTGCGGTTACACAAGCTGGCGGTCGTTTAATTGTTCTGGGTATTGACGCTGTGGGTTGGTCCGCAATTGATGTTGGAACTGATCTCGCAACTAGCACTGCAACTGGCGCTGGTCAACAGTCGTTGTCTATCATAGGTTCTGGCGACGGATTGCGTGTGTTGGAAACCAATGACGGATTTATTACATATACAAAATCTGGTTTAATGAAATCTGAATTAGTGGATGCAGTTAATCCGTTTAGGCATTATCGTCTGATTACAGAAAACCACCCGTTGAGCCCTTATGCGATTAGCTATGTGGGTACGCGCACGCATGTGTATGTAACTACTACTGGGTTTTATTCTACAAAAGGCAGCGAACCTGAAATATGGCAACCTGTTATTTCCGAGCATTTTGCACGTAATCTTTTGCCCTATATTGATTTAGAAGATACACGGCGCATTAAATTGACTTTCATGGAGGATATTAACCAGATTTTCATATCGCTTTCTAGTGGTTCGTTTCCTGATTATTACACCGAAGCCTATGTGTTGTATATTCCAAGTAATCAATTTGGTAAATTCAACCGAAGGCACACAGCTTTAGGCCATTTTGCTTTGGCCTCTGATCCTGATCGTGGTTTTATCTATGGCTATGTTGATGAAGCTGGCTATGTATTTAAATTTTCAACAGCGCCCATTATTGAAACTATTATTGAGGAAACTAGTGGTAATTACATGTATCGAGCGCCTGTGGAAATCCCTTGTTGGGAAATTGATGGCGTTGTGCAGGCCAACTCATTTGCAAAAATTGCTTGTGTCGACGAGTCTGTGTTTAATAACGTATCAAATTATTATGCTACTACGGACTTTGTTACAATCGCAAATATTCAACGCCAATTTGGATCTATAGACTCCTATATTGACGTTGGGCTATTCCATATTGAAGACGTGCAGTATGAAGACTTTCTTATTAATGTATCCGACGTTACTGTTGGCATGGGCGAATTACCGTTTGGTAGCAATGTAATTGACCTAATGACGTCGTTATCACCCGACGAGGATTGGATGGTAATGGCAGGTGGCGTAGATTGGGGTATTGGAGTTGTTGCTGATGTGATTTATGATGTTGATGCCGTTGGTTCAGTTGATGGGTATGACCAATGGAAAGACGAGATTGAAACGTTAATTGCAGTTAACACCATAGGGCGTATGACGCAATACGCCGCGAATGTAAACGGAAAATACGGCATACTTAAATTTAGAGCGCAGGATTATGGTAAATCATTTCATTTGAAATTACTTGGTGTAACTGCTAGTCTAACAGGACGCTTATAATAGAGGAACTTCTAAATGGTTCAACGCGTACAACATGTAAGACACGCCACAGCTGCCGCAGATTTGTATCTTGGACTTGAGGGCGAGTTTACAGCGGATCTTACAAAGAAAGAAATTCGGTATCACGATGGCGTAACCGTTGGTGGTGTCCCGTTGGCGCGTGCCGATCACGTAAATGAAACTGTGGTTACTGTTAAGGCCGCCGATTTTGACGCCAATACTATCTTAATGGCAACTGCGGATGATACTCCAATTACTTTGACAGTTGCGGAACAAACGCTCGTTGGTCGAATTACATCTGGCGCAATCACAGCGTTGACGGCTACACAAATCCGCGCCTTATTGAATGTTGAAGACGGGGCCGATGTCACCGATGCAACTAATGTTGCTGCCGCGCTTACAAACGGCGTTGCTGCGTTAACTGCCGCCGAAGTTGCACAGATGGCAAATATTGGCTCATCAGTTATTGCACTTGCTGATTGGGTGGCACTTCAAAACATCGTATTGAATAATTTTGCAGCTTCGACTGCCCCAGCGGCTAGTGACGATGATGCCGCTGGTTATGCTGTTGGCTCAGTCTGGATTGATACAACTGCTGATAAAGCTTATAAGTGCGTTGACGCTTCAACTGGTGTCGCAATTTGGAAAGCCCAATTCGGCCCGGGCACTGGTGATATGATCGGTTCGAATAATTTAAGTGAGCTTACGAATTTTGTAACCGCTCGCGCAACTCTTGGTGTTGAAATTGGTGTTGATGTGCAGGCATACGACGCCACGATTTTAAATGCAGCCGATATTGGCGTGTCAGTACAAGCCTATGATGCTACAATCTTGATTGGGGCCGATATTGGTGTCAATGTGCAAGCTTACGATGCAACAATACTTGTCGATGCAGATATTGGTGGTTCTGTAATGGCATATGCAGCTAACAATGCTACATCATCCTCTATTAATACTTTTACCAATAAAACATTTGACGCCAACGGGACGGGGAATAGCCTGTCTAACGTCGATGTTGCCGACCTTGCCGCTGGAACCGACGGCGAATTGATTACATGGAATGCCGCTGGTAATCCCGCTGTCGTTG